CAACGGAAATGGGAGCGCGAGCAAGCGCGGAAGCAGACGGCCCAGTCTCTGGCACCCCCGCCGGAACCGCTGAGGCCCGACGACTTCACCAACGCGCCAGCCTATGCCGAAGCCATGGCGGAACGCAAAGCAGCAGAAATGCTGGCCCAGCGGGAAGCCGAGGCGGAACGCACGGCAACGCTCGAAGCCTATCAGGACCGTGAAGAGGAAGCCCGCGGCAAGTACGACGACTTTGAACAGGTCGCCTACAACCCGAAGCTCCCCGTCACGGAAACGATGGCGCAGACCATTCAGGCTTCCGACATCGGCCCTGATGTGATCTATCATCTGGGCTCGAACCCGAAGGAAGCTGAACGGATTGCACGTCTCAGCCCGCTCTTGCAGGCACGGGAAATCGGGAAGATCGAGGCCAGACTGGCTTCATCTCCACCGGCCAAAAAGACCACAACCGCCCCGGCTCCTATCGCTCCGGTCACGGCCCGCACCTCTGGTGCGCCTGCATTCGACACCACCGACCCGCGCTCCATCAAGAGCATGTCAACGTCGGAATGGATCGAGCAGGAACGGCTTCGCCAGACGAAGAAGTACGAGGCACAACGTAAACGTTAAGCCAAGGAAAAGACAATGGCTAACAGCATTCTTACTATCGACATGATCACCCGGAAGGCTCTCGAAATCCTTGAGAACAACCTGGTGATCACCCGCAACGTCAACCGCGCTTACGACGACAGCTTCGCCGTCGAAGGTGCCAAGATCGGTTCAACCCTCCGCATCCGTCTGCCCGACCGTGCGCTGGTGACCGACGGCGCTGCCCTTCAGGTGCAGGACGACAACGAGCAGTTCACCACGCTCACCGTCTCCAACCAGAAGCACATCGGCGTCAACTTCACGTCGGCCGAACTGACCATGCAGCTCGACGACTTCGCAGAGCGCGTGCTCAAGCCGCGTATTTCGCAGCTTGCGTCCTCCATCGACGCTGACGTTGCCAACTCCTACAAGTCGATCTTCTCGACCGTCGGCACCCCCGGCACGACCCCGGCCACTTCGCTTGTCCTGCTTCAGGCCCAGCAGAAGCTGAACGAGTACGCTGCCATGATGCCGAACCGCTACGCCACGGTAAACCCGGCGGCCAACGCGGGTCTGGTCGAAGGCATGAAGGGCCTCTTCAACCCCGTTGACACGATCTCCCGCCAGTTCAAGAACGGCATGATGGGAGAGGGCGTCCTCGGCTACGAGGAGATCAACATGTCGCAGTCGATCAAGCAGCACACGACTGGTTCGCGTGCGGCGACGGGTGCTACGGTCAACGGCAACGCTTCGGAAGGCGCCACGACCATCACGCTCGCATCCGCTGGCAACACCCTCACCTTTACGGTGGGCGACGTGTTCACGGTGGCTGACTGCTTCTCCGTCAACCCGCAGACCCGCGAAAGCACGGGTTCGCTCCAGCAGTTCGTTGTGACCGCTGCGGCTACCTCGTCTGCTGGTGGCGCCGTGACCCTCAGCGTTTCTCCGGCGCTCTACTCGCCGTCGAACGCTCTGGCGACCGTCAATACCCTGACGATCACCGGCAAGGCCGTCACCTTCGTCGGCGCGGCTTCGACCCAGTACCCGCAGAACCTTGTGTACCACAAGGACGCCATCTCGTTCGCTACGGCTGACCTCATCATGCCGAGCGGTGTCGATATGGCTTCGCGCCAGGTTCACAACGGCATCTCAATGCGTATCGTGCGCCAGTACGACATCAACAATGATCGTCTGCCGTGCCGTATCGACGTGCTGTACGGTTTCGCCACCATCCGCCCGCAGATGGCCACGCGCATCTGGGGCTAACAGGTAAAGATAGGAGATACTCACATGGCACTTCCTTCTGTAGGTGGCGGCTATCAGTTCAACGACGGCAACCTTAACGAACTTAAGGTTTCCGTTGCTGCGGCCCCCACAACTGCCGTAGACAGCGTGACGCTGACTGCGGCTCAGATCACCAACGGCATTATCCTCGGTTCTCCGTCGACCACGGCAGCGTACACGCTGCCTCTGGCCTCGGATCTTGATGCGCTGTTGACCAACTCCAAGGTTGGTACGGTCTTTGATTTCCGCGTTATCAATGTCACCGGCTCTGGCGTCATCACCGTGACGACCAACACCGGCTGGACGCTTGTGGGTCTGATGACCATCACGAACGCTGCTGGCACGGTGCGCGCTTTCCGCGCTCGCGACACCGGCGACGGTACTTGGACGTTGTACGCCATCTCGTAAGCAACAGGCCCCCGCTTCGGCGGGGGCTTAACCCATCAAGGAGATCACCATGCCGAATACCAAGCCTGTTGGTGTCGCATTTGCTGATCCCGAACTGGTCGCTGGTACGACCATTACGGGCGCAGTTATCGACGCCACCACCTGCACCGCCTCGAACATTGTTCAGGGCGCGTCTTCGCAGGTGCAGGGCGCCACGATTGCCACGACAGGCAATTCTGACGCCTATGTTGTCGTTCCGTTTACCGGAGTATTGAGCGCCGTACTATTTTCCGGCGTTGATGTTCTGGCAGCGAACGACACCAACTACATCACGTTTTCCATCACGGACCTCGGCCAGGCTGGCTCGGACAGCACCGCACTTCTCGCTGCAACCGACGCCAACACGACCAAGGCTACGGGTGGCACCGCGCTGGCTGCCAATGCACGACGCAATCTGACGCTTACGGGAACTACGGCTAGTCTTGCCGTTACCCGCGGCGACCGTTTGCGTATTCGTGCAGCGGCCACTGGCACGCTGGCTAACACCGTCACCTTCCCTGTCTATACGTTTGTGTGGGCGACTGTTTAATTAGACAGGCGGTCCCTGGGCCGCCTGTTTTTCATAAGGATAAACAATGGCTGTAATCTACCTTATGCACCCCAAGCACGGCGCGAAGATCGCTTCGATGGAGATGGAAGCGCAGCATGACGAAAGCCACGGCTGGGTGCGATTTGACCCGGACGAGCAGTTGCCTGACGCGCCGGAAGAGGCTAATGTGATGACTGAGCCGCGCCGCCGCGGGCGGCCCCGCCTAACGCAGGACGAGTGACATGACGACGGCTGGCGACATCATCAACGGTTCCTTGCGGCTTATCGGTCAGTTGGCCGAAGGCGAAACGCCGTCTTCCGAGACAGCGCAGGACGCGCTTGCCGCCATGAACCAGATGATCCAGTCGTGGAACACCGAGCGCCTTGCCGTGTTCTCGACCCAAGATCAAGTCGTCACTTGGCCGCCGGGTCAACGGTCGCGCACGTTTGGGCCGACCGGCGACATTGTTGCCAACCGGCCAATTGCCATCGACGACAGCACCTATTTCCGCGATCCGGCCAGCGGCATCTCGTTTGGCCTCAAGCTGATCAACCAGCAGCAGTACAACGGCATCGCGGTCAAGACCGTCACCAGCACCTACCCGCAGGTGCTGTGGGTCAACATGACCTACCCCAACATTGAGATGTACGTCTACCCGGTGCCGACCAAGGTGCTGGAGTTCCATGTCGTCTCGGTTGAGGAACTGACCCAGCCCGCCAATCTGGCGACCGATCTGGCTTTTCCGCCAGGCTACCTGCGCTGCTTCCGCTACAACCTTGCCTGCGAACTGGCACCTGAGTTTGGCGTTGAACCATCGCGACAGGTGCAGCGCATCGCCATGACATCCAAGCGCAACCTGAAGCGCATCAACAACCCTGACGACATCATGGCGCTGCCCTACAGCATCGTCGCAACCCGCCAGCGGTTCAACATTTTCGCCGGGAACTACTGAGGTAAACCATGACCACCGTTGCCATTTCCCAACTTCCTGCCGCTGTTACGGCTACTGCTGCGGATGAAATCCCCATCGTTCAAGGCGGCATTACCAAACGATTGACCAATGCGCTGTTGTTCAGCACCACGTCGCTTTCCGGTGCTACGGGGTTGCCGATTGTTGCTGGTACGACAGGTACTCTAACCGTAGCGCGCGGGGGTACTGGAGTTACGTCATCTACCGGAACAGGCAGCGTTGTACTGGCAAGCAGCCCGACGCTGACTAGCCCAACATTGACCAGCCCAACGCTGGTCACTCCGGCGCTTGGCACGCCAGCATCCGGGGTCTTGACTAACGCCACTGGTTTGCCTTTGACAACTGGGGTTACCGGCACACTGCCGGTGGCTAACGGCGGCACTGGGGTTACAGCAAGCACTGGGTCAGGTAACAACGTGTTGTCCACCAGCCCTACGCTGGTCACCCCTGTCATTGGCGCAGCCACAGGCACAAGCTTGGCAGTCACCGCAGCGGTCACATCATCTGGCACGGCTGGTGTGGGGTATGCCACTGGCGCAGGTGGCGCAGTAACGCAAGCCACCAGCCGCACCACCGGCGTGACGCTGGACAAAACATCTGGTGCAATCACGCTGTTCAGCGCGGCAGGTTCAACCACTGCGGCAACATTTACAGTGACCAACAGCACTGTGGCAGCAACCGATGTCATCATCTTAAATCAAAAGTCAGGCACAGACCTGTACGACTTGATGGTCACGGCTGTTGCAGCAGGTAGTTTTAATCTGACATTCCGCACCACTGGCGGCACGACAACAGAGACACCCGTGTTTAACTTCGCCGTCATCAAGGGCGTGGCAGCGTAATGCAGACGCCGATCCTTGGTTCAGCGTACACGGCCCGCAGCGTAAATGCTGCGGACAGCCGCATGGTGAACCTGTTCCCTGAAGTTGTGCCGGAAGGCGGCAAACAACCTGCATTTCTTCAGCGTGTACCAGGGTTAACTTTGCGTGTGACGGTTGGATCTGGGCCAATCCGGGGGTTGTGGGAACACGCAAACAGTATGTACGTCGTGTCAGGCAACACGTTTTACCGCGTAACGTCTGGCTATGTTGTAACGGCGCTAGGCGCTGTTGCGGGCTCTAACTTGGTGACCATGGCTGACAACGGCACGCAAATCTTTATTGCTGCCGATCCATACGGCTACATCTACAATACGTCCACGGGCGTCTTTGGGCAAATTATCGACCCCGACTTCCCCGGCGCCTCAGTCGTCGATTACCTTGACGGCTATTTTGTTTTCATTGAGCCCAACAGCCAACGCATTTGGGTAACAGCCTTATTGGATGGCACCAGTATTGACCCATTGGATTTTGCCAGTGCTGAAGGCGATCCTGACAACATCGTCAGCATGATCGTGGACCACCGCGAGGTATGGCTGTTTGGCAACAACTCGACCGAAGTCTGGTATAACGCAGGGCTGACGGACTTCCCGCTGGTTCGCATCCAAGGCGCGTTTAACGAACTGGGGTGCGCCGCGCGCTATAGCGTCGCCAAGATGAACAACCAAGTCTACTGGCTGGGTAAAGACCCGCGCGGCCAAGGTATTGTCTATGTGGCCAATGGCTACCAAGGCCAGCGCGTCTCCACGCACGCTGTCGAATGGCAAATTCAACAGTATGGCGCGATGTCGGACGCCATCGGCTACACCTATCAGCAGGACGGGCATTCGTTCTACGTGCTTGTGTTTCCGTCTGCCGGAAAGACATGGGTCTACGACGCCGCGACGGGCGCATGGCACGAACGCGCGGGTTGGGATAACAACTGGACGCAGTACCGCGGGCAGGCGCAGGTTTTTTTCAATAACGAAAACCTGCTGGGCGACTATGAAAACGGCAGGATCTACGCTGTCGATCAAGACACGTATGCCTATAACGGCGAAACGCAGCGTTGGTTACGGTCGTGGCGGGCGTTGCCGACCGGCGAAAACACGTTGCGGCGCACGGCGCAGCACACATTACAGTTGGACTGCGAAACGGGCGTTGGGCTTGAACAATACCCGGCGTATGAAGCCGAAGATTTGGCGGCGGAGAACGGCGAGCTTCTTATTGCCGAGTATACGCAAAACGATCTTGTTACGGAAAGTGGCGAGACGCTTACCACAGAAGCTGGCGACGGCTTTGAAACTTTAGTCGACACGCCAGACTACCCCATTCCGTTTGTTCCGCCAATGTACTTGACGACAACTGCATACACCGCAGCACCCGGATACGATCCAGAAGTCATGTTGCGTTGGTCTGACGACGGCGGTCACACTTGGTCGAACGAACACTGGCGCTCAATGGGCAAGATCGGCCAATACGGCTACCGCACGATCTGGCGCCGCCTTGGCATGACGGAAAAAATCCGCGACCGCGTGTATGAGGTTAGCGGCACCGACCCGGTCAAGATCGCCATTATGGGTGCCGAGTTGCAGATAAGCGGCACCAATGCCTAACATCACCAACATTACTCCGCCGCGCGTGCCGCTGACAGATCCGAAAACCGGGCTGATTGCGCGTGAATGGTACTTGTTCTTACTCAGCCTGTTTAACCAGACGGGCGGCAGCGTTGTTTCTTTGGAGGATGTTCAAAAAGGCCCCGCCGCCGAAGTTGTAGATCTTAACGCTATTCTGTCGGCAGCGCAGGTGTCGTCAGGTATTTTGCCGTCCGATCTGGGGCCAATCCTTACGGCGTTGCAGGCGTTGGAAGCGTCGCAGCAGGCAGCGTTTGACCCAACCAATCTGCAATCCAGCATTCAGTCCCTGGAAGTAGCCCCCGCCTACACGCCGCAGTTGCCTCGACTGCGGTATGGATCGTTCTACGATACGACCGACCAGACGGCGGCGGTGATCAACACTGCTTACGCCATGACGTTCAACACGACAGACATCAGCAATGGTGTGTATATCGGTTCGCCTACGTCGCGCGTTTACGTTGACACCATCAATCTTTACAACATCCAGTTTTCCGCGCAGTTTGTTAACACGGCGGGCGGTGCGCATAACGTCTGGATTTGGCTGCGCAAGAACGGAACAGACGTGGCAAACTCAACCACGACGCTGCGTCTTCAGGGCAACAACGCCGAGACGGTCGCGGCGTGGAATTTCCTGCTGTCCTTGAACTCGGGCGATTATTTTGAGCTTATGTGGGAAGTGTCTGATACGGTGGTGTCGTTGTTTAGCGATCCGGCAACCGCTGTTCATCCTGCCATTCCGTCAATCATTCTGACGGTCACCGACAACATCAGTTCCAGAGGTGCAACATGACCGTAACGGTTAAAGTTCTTGTTCCGGCCAAAACAGCCGAAAACACCCAAACCACCCAGTATACGGCCTCGGGTGTCACGGCCATCATCGACAAGTTTACGGCAACCAACTATTCGGCAACGGCGGCGACAATTAGCGTGAACTTGGTGACTGTGGCCGGGTCGGCAGGCGATAGCAACTTGATCGTCAAGACCAAGACATTGCAGCCGTCCGAAACGTACACTTTTCCCGAACTGGTCGGGCATGTGCTGGCGCCCAGCGGGTTTATCTCGACCATTGCCGGAACGGCCTCGGCCATCAACATCCGCGTGTCCGGCCGCGAGGTGACGTAGTGATTGAAATACGCCGCGCCAGCAAGAACGATCTGTCTGCGTGCCTTGCCATGACAGCGCGGTTTCATGCTGCGTCGCCTGTTGCGGAGGTAGCCCCGTTTGACCGCGACGGCATGGCAGTGACGTTGCACGGCATGTTTGCCAATCCGCGCGCAGGGGTCTGGTTGGCCTTGCAAGATGACGCGCCGGTTGGAATTGCAGGTGCGCTGATGTATCCGCTCTACTTCAACCCGGCGTATGAAGTCGTGCAGGAGTTGTTTTGGTGGCTAAACCCGGAGGCGCGCGGCAACGGCGCGGGCAAAAAATTGTTCCAGAGCGTGCAAAATTGGGCTAAGGATGCGGGGGCCTCTGCCGTATTCATGATTGCACTGGACGACAACCGCGTGGACAAAATGGACAGGTTTTACAAGCGAGCCGGGTTTCACCCCATGGAGCGCACATACATGAAAGGAACCCGGTCATGGCAATAGCTACCGGCACAGCCCTTCTTGCTTCGGCCGCAATCGGTGCGGGCGCGTCTATTATCGGTGGTAAAAGACAGTCCGACGCAGCCAAGGACGCCGCCAAGGCGCAGACCAGAGCCCAAAAACAAGCCCTCGCGGCGCAGACGGAACTTACGCGACCGTACGTTGAGGCGGGCAAAAACGCCATGACGCAGTACCAAAACCTTGCGCCATATCAGTCGTTTGGTATGCCGCAGTTTGAGGCTGATCCTGGCTATCAGTTCCGCATGTCTGAGGGCCTCAAGGCTCTGGAGCGGTCTGCGTCGGCGCGAGGATTGCTACAGTCTGGCGGAACGCTCAAGGACATCACCCGGTTTGGGCAGGATGCAGCCAGCCAGGAATATCAGAACGCATTTCAGCGATACCTTACCCAGCGCGAGGTTGCGATGGAACCGTACCGTTATCTGACGGGCATCGGGCAGGCAGCCGCGGCTGGACAAGCGGCCAACGTCGGTCAGGGCATGACCGCGCTCGGCAACATCAAGTCGGCGGGCATCATGGGCCAAGCCAATGCCTTTACCAACACGCTGGGCAGCATCGCAGGACTGGCGTCAGACGCAGCGGGCGCTTACGGCCAGTACCAAGCCGCGCAGCCGTACCAGAACTATCTTGCTTCTATTACCCCGACATCAGCCGCCAACGCGCCTATGAACCCAACCATGATCGGCGGCGTTTACTAAGGTGACCCATGGCTATTGACCCGAATATCATCCTCTCTGGCAACCAGATGGCGCAGCCACGCCTACCGGATGTCAACGCCATGATGCAGACCCGCACGGCTGGGATGGAGAACATCTACGCCATTGAGCAGCAGCGGGCCGAGCAGCAGCGCACCGCGCAGAAGGAGCAGGAAGCAGCCGCCGCCGAGGCCATGCTGCCGTCGGTTCTGGCGGCCTATTCCGACGCTAGCGACATCGGGCTTGATCGCGCTACGTCGCTAATGCCGTCTGAAGTCCGCGACACGTTTGCGCCATTTATCACCCAACTCAAAACTATACCTGATATGGCTACTCGCAAAGCTATTCTTGAGGCCGAGCTGGCCAAGGATGAAGCTGGCCGCGCCGTCCTCAACCGCATATTGACGCCGTACCAAGAGGGCACGCTGGGCATTCAGCGCGGGCAACTGGAACTGTCGCAGGCTGAACTTGAGCAGCGCCGCGCTGAGGCCAACCAGCCGGAAGCCATGACGCCGTACCAAGAGGCGCAAATTCAAATTGAACGTGAAAAGCTAGCCTCAACCAAGAAGACCGAGACGGCGGAAGAAGTCAAGAAGCGGCTAGCAGACGAAAAGCGCGTCAAGGATTTGGGCCTTGCTGTCTCTGAAATTGAACGCGCAATGACGCCTGGCGGCTTGATAGACTCTGCGACAGGCGGCTATCTCAGCAATCTATTTGATACCGCCGCGGCGGTGTTTTCAATGGGAACAGACAGTTCGGCGGCGCTTGCGCGGCTGGCCCCAATTGCCGATTTGGCGCTGAAGATGGTGCCGCGATTTGAAGGTCCGCAGTCCAACTACGACGTGCAAGCTTACAAAGATGCAGCAGGCAATCTTGCCAACCCCAACGTACCCGCAAGCACCAAACGGGCGGCGGCGGGCGAAATTGTTCGGCTATTCAAGAAGTACAAAGATCAATTTGAATACGCAGGTGATGCCGCGGGCGGTGCAGGCGGCGGCGCGGGCGGTGCAGGCGGCGGCGCGGGTGGCGGCGCCGAAGATCCTTTGGGCATCCGGTAAGCAACATGGCCACGATTACAGACATCCGCACCAAGTACCCGCAGTATAGCGATCTGACTGATCGTGAGCTTGCGGAAAAGCTCCACACAAAGTTTTACTCTGACATGCCTTTTGAAGAGTTTGCGTCCAAAGTGCAACTTAAAGAGGTTGAGCCCGAAACCTTTGGCCAGCAGGTGCTGCGCGGCGCGGCCTCGACGGCTGACATTATTGCGGAAAGCGTGCCGAGCATGGCAGCCATGGTCGCCTACCCGTTCCAGCGCGCTGCTGGGCTCGTCACCGGCCAGAGTGCGGAAGACGTTGCGGCCAGCCAGGCGCGCGTACTGGGCACGGTATCAGCGCCTGTCGGTCGTATGACCGGCGTGACCGAGACGCCGTCCTACCAGAACAACCTCGCCAAGCAGGCGCTGGGTTTTGTTGCCGAGAACATGGACAAGGGCGCGGATTGGATCTCTGGCCAGACCGGGCTACCAAAGCCCGACGTGATGAACATGATGCAGGTTGTCATGTCGGCGGCGCCGGTCAAGGTGCCGGGGGCTAAAACCGCAGGCAAGGCAACGCGCGCCGTTGTCCAGAAAGGCCGCGAGATCCTCGACCCCAAGACCAAGTTCTACATGGACATCGCGGAAGGGCGCGGCCAAGCATTGCTTTCCGCCGCCCGCGACCCGGCAGCCGAGATCATCCCCGGCGTTCGTCCAACCTTCGCGCAGGCGACGGCCGATGTTGGTCTGCCGCGCGTTGCCGCCGTGGGCGAACAGGCCGCAAAGAAACTGCCGACCGAGGCGCTGGCGCTGAAGGACGTACAGGAGGCTGGGCGCGTCGGGCAGTTGACCTCCATTGAGCGCACGCCAGAAGCGCGGGCGCGGGCTGAACGTGTGCGCGAGCGCCGGTCGGAGCCGCTGTACACCGCTGCCGAAATGGCGGGCGATGTCGTAGATACAGAGCCCGTTCTGGGCTTCATTGACGACACCATCCGTAAGAACCCCGGAAACCAGCCGCTGCTGACCGAAATGCGGCGCATTCGCAAAGGCTTGGTCAAGCCGGGCATGGACGAAGAAGGTAACCCGATCCTTGTGCCGCGCACCAACGCCAAGGAAGTAGCCTCGACAATCGACGGCCTCAAGTCGGCCATCGCCAAGGAAGACAACAAGTTCATCAAGGGTGAACTGACGCAGATCAAGGATGATCTGACTGCGGCTATCCCGTCCATGAAGGAAGCCCAGACGGCGTTCAAGAAGGGCAGCCGTCCGATCAACCAGATGGATGTTGGCAAGTACCTGCGCGAGAAGCTGGAAGCGCCCGTGCCGGAAGGCGGCCAGCGAGCAGGCGTGTTTGCCGGTGCGGTGCGCGAAGCCCCGCGTACCATCAAGCAGGCGCTGAAGGGCGGCCCAACCTACGAGAAGCTGACCGACATCCTGTCGCCTGCGCAGAAGGCCAACGTGGACCGCGTGCTGATGGATCTGTCGCGCGATCAGCGCGTCAAGGAGTTGGCGCAGATGGGCCGCGAAGCCGCGCCTGATCTAAAAATGCCTATGCCCAAGACAGAGCGGCCTTCGTTTCTGAACCGCGTGTGGACTATCGCCAACATGATCGCCGAACGTCTGGAAGGCAAGATCAACGATAGGTTAGCCGTGGAGATTGCTACCGAGTTTCTTGATGCCGACCGGGCCGCCGCTGCGCTGGAGACGGCCATGCGCCGGTCGGGCCAAAGAGTTAGCCCGCAGCGCAGGCCGTCTGGCCCGATCAGCCGCGCGGTCAAGCGTGCACCCGTTGTGACCGCGCCGAACCAGATGAACAGCCAGGAAAACCGTAACGCGATGGCGAGGTGACGTAACGTGCTTGACGACCAAACCTTCAAAGTGCTTGGCGCCATCATGCAGTGGATCATCGCGCCCGTGGCTGCGTTCGTGTGGGTCATCTACCGCCAGCAGCAGGCCCATGAGACGGCCATCGCGGTGCTGCAAGCGCAGACTGCAACATCCAGCCTAGCGCATGATCGCGAGATCAAGGAGATCCGCGAGACGAGCCGGGCGATCATGCAGAAGCTCGACAGCATCGAGGAGGCGCTGCGGAAATGAAGCTGAACACGTCGTCCAGTGCCAAGCTCAAGGGCGTCCATCCCGACCTGGTGCGCGTCGTGCTGCGCTGCGCCGAGGACTGGAAGGACGCCGACACCGGGTTCATCGTCACCTGCGGCCTTCGCACGCTGGCAGAGCAGAAGGTGTTGGTCGCCAAGGGCGCGTCGAAGACGCTGCGCTCCCGGCACCTTACAGGCCACGCCGTCGATCTGGCCGCGACCATCGACGGCAAGGTACGCTGGGACTGGCCGCTCTACGACCGTCTGGCCAAGGCCATGAAGGCGGCGGCCAAGGCCGAGAAGGTGACGGTCGAGTGGGGCGGCGACTGGAAGACGTTCAAAGATGGTCCGCACTATCAACTGCCGTGGAAGCAATATCCCGGCGCAAAGAAAGGGAAGTAACATGACGAAAGAAATGGTCTGGGGCGTTGCTCGCGCCGTGCTCGCGGCTGGTGGTGGCTATCTTGTCGCCAAGGGTATGATTGACAGCGGCACGCTGGAAACTGTTCTCGGCGCTCTTGGCACGATCTTTGTTGCTGGCTGGTCCATCTGGGCCAAGAAGTGAACTGGATCGAGATCGCTGCCATCGTCGTGCTGTTGATCGGCATCGGCGCTGGCGGCTTTCTCGTTGCCCAACGACCGTCCTTCTGGATCGGCCTAGTTACGGCCGTTGCGCGGCCCGTTCTTCCTCTTCTTGTGGCGTTAGTGGCCAAACGGATGCCACCGGAGAAGGAGCAGGAGTGGCGGGACTGCCTGCGGCGGGGCGGTGAATGGGACCACATTCGGAAGCGGTGCAAGAGGTAAGCCACCGCTCTACCAACGTGGCATAGCCCGCAATGTCACGCCAGTGATCGGCCTCATGCGGGTTGCCTGACATGATGCGGCCGATCTTGCTGGCAATCATCTCCAGCGCCTCGCGCTGCGTGTCGTCCAGCGTCTTCCAGTTCTTGCCGCGGCGCATCACATCTTTCAGTTCCTGCGCCATCATGGCCACGCGGTAGTAGTCGCCGTGGGTCTTTTCGCGTTCGTCTAGAATGTCAGGCATCTATTTCCTTTCTGAGTGTCAGTTGTAGCCCGAGTGCGGTGAAGCACGCCTCCAGGTTCTGGACCTGCGGGTTGCTGCGGTTCTTCCAGTCGTTGATCGTGTTCTTGTTGACGCCGGTCCTGTCCGACATATCCAAGATCCCGATCCGCTGGTGGTTCATCTCCTCGAACATCCGGCGCACCAGCGGGTGCGCGTGATGCGGTATGCGAAGACGGCGAAACTTTCTCATTATCCCAGCTTCTCAGTAGGCAGCGGGAGGATCAGGTAGTCCTCCTCCATAAAAACCATCTCTATCTCTATCCCCGGCCACGCATTGATGGCGGCGGCGATGGCTGCTCTTCCGCCGCTGTCTGAAAAGAATGCTTCCCTCCAAGCCCTGTAAGCCTCATCCGGCACCTGTTCAGCTTTCAGCACTGGTGTTCTCCTTCGGCAGGGGGAGGATAAGGGCGGTGGTTGTGTCATCGTGATATTTATATGTGAACATCCCCGGCCACGCCTTCAGCAGGCCAAGGCAAGTGGCCGCAATGAAGTCATCGAAGCTGTCCCAGCCATTTGTTGCTTCCTTAAACGCAGTCTTTGCCCCCTCCAGCGCCTCTGGCGGTATGGTGATGTCAGTCATCTCTCTTCTCCTGTGTTATGGCGGCGCGGGCCTCATGCGCGCGAACCAAATGAAAAACCTTGATGGTCGGGGCCAGAGCATACTGCACAACAGCTTCGTTGGGGTGCTTCCTGCCCATCATGGCCTTGCCCATATCTGCAAACGGTTCAAGCGCCGCCCGTAGCTTCTCAACCTCGGCCCGCAGCTTCTCGACCTCGGCGCGGAAAATGGTGATGGTGTCTGCACTCTCAGCGCCACGGCGAGCGAGGGAGAGAAGGCGGGTTTGCTCCTCTCGGCTGCTGACAACCAGAACGTAACCAATATCCCCACCCTTAGTCCGCCCAACTAGGCGGTCCACGAACTCTGCGTCTGTCTCACTCATCTCTCGTCTCCTGTGTGATGGCGATGCGGGCAGGGTTTTGACGCATAGCTTCCGCCAGTTTCCGTTTTGAGTATGGGTGGTCGCCGCAATACTCGGCGCGGTAATAGGCATCGAGTTCGTCGGCGGCTTCATGTAGCGCCGCCTTCAGCTTCGCGTTCTCGGCGGTGAGGCGGGTGACCTCTCGGAGGTATCCGTCCGTGATCATAACCATCGTTTCGATCTTTGCGTCGCTCATTGCCCCGCCCTTTCCAGCAGTTCCTTCCGCTCGCGCTGCGCCCGCAACGTCGTGTACCGCTGGTGCAGCCGGACGATGAACGACGAACGCTTGTGCTTCGTCACCTCGTCCTCCAACATCTTCTGCACCTGGCGCTCGTCACGCAGAGGCAGCACGGCGTTAAGAGTAAACCAATTCAGATGTTCGCTCATCCTTTCAACTCCTCAAGGGCCAGATCGGAGATGGACCGCTTGTCGGCAAGCGCGGCCCAGATGCGCTCGTCGATGGTCTTGTTGGTGAGCATGACGTAGACCCACACGTCGCGGGTCTGGCCGCTGCGGTGGATACGCCCAATGGTCTGCTCGTACAGTTCCAGCGACCACGGCAGCGACAGGAACACCATCTTGGCCCCGCCGTGCTGGAGGTTGAGGCCGTGCCCGGCTGACTTGGGGTGAACCGCCAGCAGCCGGATCTCGCCGCGGTTCCACCGCTCGATCACGTCGGCGCCGTCGTCCAGCGTCCAGACGTGCGGGTAGCGTGACTTCAACTGCGTCAGTTCCTCGACGAAGTTGTAGACGACGATGGTATTGTCCTGCTGGTTGCCGTCGAGGATCTCGTCCAGCATCTCGAAGCGGTGCCAGGAGTACCACGACGCGATCTTCTGCGCCAAGCGCCCGCGGCCCGTGTCGGGCCAGAGGATCGTTGCGTAGGCCCAGCCGCCAGCCAACTGCTGGAGCTTGGTCGTCAGCGCGGCGGCCGACAGCGCGGTGATCTCTTGGCCCTCCAGTTCGATCAGCATCTCCTTCTTCATCTTCTCGTAATGACTACGATCCTCAAGGTCGGAGCGCATCTCGACGATATGGCACGGCGGCAGCGTGTCCTTGTAGTCGCCCGGCTCAAGGACGAAGGTGGCGGGCTTGATCCGGGCCATGACCTGCGGCAGCGCGTTTGCGCGCGGCTCCCACTGGTTGAACTCGCGGTTGATCAGGTTGAAGTATTGCTGCATGAACGCGCCCTTGGCGCGGCCCAGCAGCGACTGGTCGATCACGAAGCACTGCCCGAATACATCCTCCAGCCCGTTCGACGTGAACGACCCAGTGAGGCCGATCCGCACGTTGAAGCGGCCCAGGTGCTTGTGCAGTGCCTTGAACCGCTTGCCGGACGGGTTCTTGAGCCGGGTCAGTTCGTCGAACACGATGCCATCGAACCGCCCAAAGTCATCGCCCACGGCGTCGAGAACGTCGTAGTTGACCACGACCGCGGCGGCGTCGGAGGCGAAGGCGGCGCGGCGCTTGGCTGCGTTGCCGACCGCCACGGCGATGGTCAGGTCGGGTGCCCACTTGGGGGCCTCGACCGGCCACACGTCGGTGCAGACCCGCTTGGGCGCGACGACCAGCCACCGCTTGACCACGCCGTTGACCATGAACTCGCGCATGGCGGTCAGCGTGATGGCCGTCTTGCCAGCGCCCACGGGTGCCAGGACCATGCTGCGGTCGCGCTCGTAGATGAAGTCTACGGCTTGGGTCTGGTAGGGTCTAAGGGCGGGCATCAAGGTACGCTCCGATCACTTCTGCCGCTGCTTGCGGGACGATGGCATTGCCGTAGGCGCGCAGGCGTCCCACTCTGGCGGGAGCCCCATGAGCCAGCGGGAATGTGCCGGGTTCAACTGGCCGCCACTTTCCATCCCGGCAGAAGAGCCAGTCAGCATCTCGCCACTGGCCGTCAGTCGGGCGGGCTCCGTCTTGATGAAGCCGATGTGGACCTGCGAGGCCAACCCCATGTTCACTTTCCGCCCCTCCGGGTGCTGACCCGTCATCGACGTGTCCGGATGCGGGCGCTTGCCCCCGTTCCCGTCCGACGCTGCTGGCGTGTTCCAACCCGCGATCTGCGCCGTCACGTCCAGCCGATCCGTCGAGAGCTTGCCGTTCCTCATGCGCCCCCCCATGTACCCGCCCTTGTGGTCCGTCGTTGCAGGCGTCGGCCAGCCCGCCAGATACGTCGCTGTCGAGGGCAGATCGTCCAGCCGTCCCTTCCGCGCTATCTCCGCTTCGCAGCCTTCCGCCGTTCTCGACCCCTTGTCGCCGTCCGTCGAGCGGGGTGTCGGCCAGCCCGCTAGGTCCGCGTCCCTCACCAGACAAGCGCAGCCGTGCTTCGTCCCGTGCTTCTCCTTTTGCCCCAGCGAGCGCCCCGACGTGTCGTGCGCCTGCGGTGTCGTCCAGCCTTTCTCCGACGAACCAGAGACGCTGGCGGATGTGCGGGGCGCCGATGCCCGCAGCGCACCAATCGACAGCCCCGCAGGCGTAGCCCGATGCTTGAAGGTCAGCGTGTACAGTGTCGTACCAAGCGAGGCCGTCCTTGCTCGCAACCTGTTCTCCAAAGACGACTGGAGGGCGGCACTCTGCGATGAGGCGGTGGAACTCAGGCCAGAGGTGCCGGTCGTCGTCGAACCCCTTGCCCTGTCCGGCGGCGCTGAAGGGCTGGCAGGGGCAGGAGCCGGTCCAGACGGGCCGGTCGTCGGGCCATCCGGCGAGACGGAGGGCGTAGGACCAGACGCCGATACCGGCGAAGAAGTGGCACTGGGTGTAGCCGTGGAGGTCCGCAGCAGCCACGTCCCGAATGGATCTTTCATCGACATCTCCGTCAGCGATCAGTTTATTGGCGATCAGGTTGCGCAACCACTGCGCGGCGTAGGGGTCTATTTCATTATAGTACGAAACCATTCGTCCACTTCCTCCTTCGTGTAGAGCACTGCATAGTTCTGTTTGAGTTCCGTCATGCGTCGGCCGAACCGCTCCTGCAACGCCGTCAGCTTGCCGTCGGGGGCCTTCACCTCGATGAACCACACCGTACCGTTGGGCAGGCACACCACCCGGTCAGCGACGCCGCGGTTCATGGGCGAGGTGAACTTGAACGCTTGGCCGCCGATCCGCTCGACGGTCTTGCAGAGGTACGTCTCGATTTCTTTCTCACGCACGGCGCAAGATCCACGCCCACACCGCGCCGCCCGCTACCTTGGCGATGAACTGCATCGCAACGATGTGCGGCAGCAAAGCGCCGAAGGCCAGTGTGGGGAACAGCAGGCTGTCTACCGCAGCTCCAGCGACATTTGACGTGTTGGCACGCTTGAACCAAGAACCCGTTACGACCGAGAACACACCCCAATCAACGAGCGCAGCAGCAGTGAACGATGCGGCAGAAGCCACGGCTATGACGCCCGCTGACGGGTTGAGCCCGAACGTCACTGCGCCGGTCGCCAAGATCAACAGCAACATCTGCCAGACGCGCAACCGAACATGAAGCCAGTCGCGCATGGCCAGGTCAAATCCGATCAGCACGAACGCATTGATCGGCGTGATAACCGGGCCAAATACGGCTACCAGCAAGTTGGCGGCGACCATGGCGGCGGCATAAGCGAATAGGGCAGCGTAGATCATTATGTCCTCTCAAAATCAAAAGTTGACGGTGCGTTGTGGGCTTCAATTCTGGTGCGCATGACGTGTGCTCGCACCTCTTTGGTTGGCGGCGGGTAGTTGCCTTTTGACCAATTCTTGTCGATGCCGACATTCCGCCCGATGTTGGTGCTGTCGGCAGAAGCAAACGGGTACTGTGTGAAGACGCGGGGGTTCAGCATCCGTAGCCCGTGCAATTTAACAAGCGGGCGTCCCTTTGCGTCGCATACAACGCGCATGACATCCGCCATGCGCTGATGCCACCCAGCGTTTCCAACAACGGCATATTGGCCTGAACTGCCGATGCAGATGCGCGGGTACACCGTCATCATGCGGTCTAAGCGATCCAACGTTTCGTGCATGTGCCACACTGGCGCACCGAACCAGACCGGAAGCGGCCACTCATCTAGCAGCGCATCGTTTGCTGCTTCATCACCATCAATAACATCCGGGATGACCGCAAAATCGCACGAAGGTATGCGCGCGCAATCAGCCGCCCAAGCATAGAACGCGCTCCAATCTTGCACTGGATTGCCGCTGCGCCAAGCCGAAAACGCGCCGTTGT